GTTACGGAAATTAAAGGAAATATAAAAAATTGGCACGAGTTACAGTAAACTTTGAAGACGTCGTTTTGGAATCAGCACCAGTACCAGCAGATTGGTACAAAGTATTGATTAAGAAAGCAGAAATTAAACAACCACGAGAAGCAGAAAATTCTAAAGGAGAAAAGAAATTCCCATATCTAAATTGTCAGTTTGAAATTACTTCTGGTGCTTATGCCGGACGTATCATTTATGATATGTTTACACTAAAACCAGGTAAAGATGCACAAGGACGAACAAATAATCGAATGTTGTATAAACTTTTGACTGTTCTTGGACTTGTAGAATCTGAAGGTGAAGTAGCATTTGATGACTATGATTTGCAAGGAAAAGAAATTGATGTAAAGATTCGTATTCAAGAAGGAAAAGACGGACAAGGAGAAGTACAACAACAAAATCGTATTTCAGAAATTGAAGAACTAGGATCACAAGATACATCTGGAGTTAATTCTGTTCAAGAAACAGCTGACGTAGATTCTATGTTAGATATGTTCTCTGACGTATCAAAGGGATAAAATATCCATAATGGGGTAATGTTATTTACCCCATTAAATGTTTGGGCTTGTAGCTCAAAGGTAGAGCTGGCGGCTCATAACTGCTAGGTTTAAGGTTCGAGTCCTTACTGGCCCACCAAACAATTAAATAAGTGGATATAAATACTCTACAATATGTTAGGACTGCCATAGCTAACAGAATAAGAAAGATTAGAGCAGATAAAGAAGACTTTGAAAAAGACCCAAAAATTTTAGTTTTATATGAACTGTCTGAACATCTGGAGAATACAATAATTGAATCTACCAATAATTCAAGAACCTAAATGTGGCGGTTGCACCTTAAACACCAGAAATAAAAAGATAATTGGGGGATTGGGTGAAACCAATTCCCCTGATTTATTTATTATAGCTGAAGCTCCTAGTTCTGAAGAACATTACAATGATACAGCTTTTAGCGGCAGGTTTAATAAAATGTTGCTAAAAGTTATATCAGAGTTAGAAACAAAATTAGATCGTAAGATAAATGTATATGGAACTTATGCGGCTAGTTGTAGACATTTTTCAGAGAGAGCCCCAACACAACACGAATTAATGTGTTGTAATAATAGACTTGTTTCTGAGATTCAAGCATATAAACCTAAAGCAATATTGATCCTAGGTTTAAATGCTGCTTCCTTCCTAACTGATGCTAAATCTATTTCATCAGCTAGAAATAAAGTATTCAAATTCCAAGACATCCCCACTGTAATAACATATTCACCATCTTTTGTATTTGCTAAAGGTAACAGCACATCATTTCAATCATTTGTAGATGATATAGTGTTAGCTATTGAAGCACCATTAGAGAAGAAATATGATTGGGGTAAACGAAATTACAAAGTTGTAAACAATGAAAAAGACTGTATCGAATTATTTAAAACTATTGGTAAGTCAGGTGAGCGAGTTTCTCTCGATATTGAAAACACTTCTGGCTTTAACCCTTATGCTGCTTTTATATTGTATGTGGGTATTAAACATAGCTCTGGAACATACATTATTCCAAACAACATTTTCAAAGCTTGTAAGGAACATTTTAACCCAAATACAAATGTAATAGTACACAGGGCCGCACATGAGTATAAGTTCTTTGCAGTTCATTACGACATTTGGTTAACAAACATAGATGATACATTATCTATGTTCCATCAATGTGATGAGCGTACAAACGTTTATGCAGACAAAGATCTTAAATCATTAGGCAAACTTTTAGTAGATGCTCCAGATTGGGATGAAAATATTCATAAATACATAAATAGAATGGAGCAAGCTCCAATAATGATGCTGTATGAATATCTTGCATATGATGTGGATGTTACATATGCTATTGAGCCTGTAATAAAAGATATGCTCGTTAAAGATAATACTTTGGAAGCGTATGAAAAAGTAATTAGGCCATCTATTCCATTCCTAAATAAGATGTCTAATCATGGTATTAGAATTGATCTTGATTATGTGGAGGTAATTGATAGAGAACTTACGGAAGATTTAAATAATATTAAAGAGCAATTTGGAAAGTTAACAAGTAAAGATATAAACATAGGAAGCCCATTACAATTAGCAACATTACTTTATGATGAAATGGGGTATCCGTATGATAGTAAAAAATCCACAAATGAAAAAACACTTGTAGAATTGGCTACTAAGTTTCCAGAAGATACTGAAGTAATTGATTTAATTCTTGCTTATAGAAGTACATCTAAATTATTATCTACATATGTAAAAGGTATTTATGGCCATGAACATAATGGTAAATGGGTAGATGGCTTATGTAGGCCTGATGGTAGAATACATGCTGAATTTAAATTGGAAGGTACATCTACTGGGCGATTATCAGCTGAATTAGTTCAAACAATTCCTAGTAGAAAAGGACCACTAATTAAGAAAATGTTTTTACCTGATGATGGTATGGATTTAATTGAGTTAGACTATAAACAACTTGAGTTGCGTATGGGTGCCCATATGAGTGGTGATAAAGTTCTTACTGATTATATTAATAGCGGGAACGATATGCACACTGATATGGCTAGACTTATATTTGGAATACATAACATTACTAAAGACCAAAGATTTGTTGCTAAATCTGGAAACTTTGGTGTTATGTATCGTATGGATGAAAAAGCTGCCTTTTACAATCTTAAAAAAGAATTTCCAGCTATGACTATGGAATTAGCTAAAAAGATTGTCGATATGCCACGTGATAAATTCAGACAACTATTTTTCTGGTCAACTTCTATGTTGGCTCAGGCTATGGAAGATCACTATACAACTACAATTTTTGGTAGGAAAAGAAGATTCCCACTAATACATGAGGGTAATTATGATGAAGTATTAAAACAAATGTCTAACGCAGGAATTCAAGGCTCTTCAAGTGATGTAAACTTGTTGGCCGCATCAAGATGTGATAGAGAGTTACCAATTAATAGCCACCTATTAGTTCATGACTCTTATGTAGCATCAATACCTAAAGGATTTGATCCTAAAGAGATAGTACAAAGAATGGAAGACGTACCGTTTAAAACTAATGTAAAGTTTGAAGTTGAATATAAAGTTATGGACAAGTGGGGAGGTTAGTATGATGATTTGGAATTTTATAATCTGGTATATACTGATAACTTTGGTATTTGCATTTTTACAAGTACGTAGGATGACAAGCCGTGAGTTTTTAGAATATTTAGACAGAAAAGAAGAAACAGAAAGAACAACTCAAGAAGATTTAAAATTAAATACCGCTACTAAAGATTTAATATTGAACAGTCCTGTTAGGTTTACTGTATCATTGGTTATTGTTTCTTTAATATGGCCAGTATTCTTATTCGTTTATTTAAAAGCTAGAATTAGCTAGGGTCCCCTTTTTCCAATATATGACACCAAGTTTCTATGTCCGCATCCTTTGTTCTATAGTTCCCAATGATTTATGTGAGATTTGTTCTTACAGTAAACCACCTCCACATAGTAGTACATTTTATATTCCAGCATGGAATAGATTAGAGCATTGTTCTTCTTGTGGAAGACCTTGTGATGTTGTAATGCAATATGTAAATCTAGAACCAGATCCAAATGATAGTAATATCGGAGTAGGTTTGAATAATTTTAGGGGGCTACCTAAACATAAAAAAGTTCCTAAGAACATGCCATACAGAAATAAGGAAACAATGTTAAAAATAGAACCACCTAAGTTTCCAACGTCTAATTGGTATGACAATTACTGGATTGATTATTATGAAAACAATACAGATGATTTTAAACAATCTCAACCTGCACCAAATTATGTTGCTAAAAAGCCTAAACCAGTAAAACCTAAACAATCTATGAAAAAGGAAAAAGATATATCTATGTTCCAAAGACTCATAAAAGAAAAGAATAACGGCTAATTATTGCCACTTGACAGAATAGAAGGTATGTGCTACGCGCGCATTCCTTCTATTCTTGTTTTTAATGGTCACCACAAAACTTTTAATTATAAAAACAATTAGTTTATAAGAATTGACTAAAAATCTATAGTGTGGTATACTAGGGTTATGGCGAAAATGACGCTTCAACAAAAGTTTTCTCAGTTGGCCGCTGAAAGAATTAGTTCAACAAATAAAGTGGTAGAAGATACTAAAACATTTGATTTTAGTAAATTCCCCACTATGTATGAATACCAAAAAGCTGGCGTAAAGTTTCTATCTAATCCTAAGAAGCATCGTTCAATTTTAGCTGATGGTATGGGATTAGGTAAGACATTGCAAGCTATTGGTGCTTATTACAATCACGATAAATCAGGTAACGCTAAGCTTTTAATTATCACTACAAAAAATGCTAAAGCTACCTGGCGCCGAGAATTGTTTAAATGGTTGAAGCGTGATGATACTTGTATTATTGAATCTACAGATGGCATTATGGGTGCTACACAGAAAATTCTTTTAAATAAAGCACCAATTGTTGTAGTCAACTTTGAAAGTATGGCTAATCTAAAAGATTTAATTATGTCGCAACCGTGGCATTTTATTGTTGTTGACGAAGCGCACAAATTGCGTAATCGTGATACTAAAATGTTTAAAGCTTGTTTAGAAGTATTTAGACATTTTCAAATGATTCCATTAAAACTGTTGACAGGTACACCGTTAATCAATAAGCCACAAGATTTGTTTTCACTATTACAATGTCTTTATCCTTCCTCTTTCACTTCTGAATCTGAATGGATTGATAATCATTTTTGGGTTAAGACAATGTTTGGTGAGCAATCTTATAAAGAAGTAACTTCTAAGAAAAAAGCAAATGGTGGTACAGGTAAGTTAACTTATACACATAAAAATCAAGAAGAGTTTAAAAAGTATATGTCTAAATATATGCTTCGACGAACTCCAGAAGATGTTTTAGATTTACCTGATTTGATGGAAGAAATTATTCCTATTGAATTGACCGGTAAGCAACTTAAAATGTATGAAGATATTCGTGATTTGTGGGCTGCTGAATTTGACGGTAAGGAATCTGTATCAATTACTGTAGTTATTGCACAGATTCAAAGGCTAAAACAAATTTCTTTGTCTTTAGGTTTAATGTGGGGTGAATCTTGCGAAGGTCCAAAAACAGATAGAATTATTGATATTCTAGAAGAAAGTGATGACGATGAGAAATTTGTTATTACATCGTCTTATTCTACATATCTTAAACCACTTGCTAAGCTATTAAATGAGCGTGGGATTAAAACTGTATGTTTGACCGGTGCTAGTTCTACAGAACAACGTACTAAAATGGAAAATGATTTTCAAGCTGAGAATTCAGATATTAAAGTATTTCTATTCTCTACCAAAGCAGGTAGTGAATCAATTACTTTAACTGCCGCTAATACTATTATCTTTACGGATAAACCTTGGACTGCGGCTTCGGAAGATCAAGCTGTTGGACGTATTAAACGTATTGGTCAAAATAAGAAGATGAAGAAAATTGTTTTGGAAGCTGAAAATACAGTTGAACAATACATTCAAGCTATTATTGACCAAAAGCGTAATATGTTTGAAGAATCTATTCCTGTTTCATTAGTTCGTGCTATGTTGTTTGGCAGTAAATAAATGAGAGTATTTGCTTATTTAAGTCAACCAAGAAAATTCATAGTAACTTTGGCGGTAATAAATGGCCGCCAGAAACGTTTAGAATTGAGTGGGGAACATGAGTATTTATATGTAAGGGATGAAAAAGTCTTTTACAGAAATGATATGAATGATTCCAGGATCAGAGTTTTTGGTTTATCTGCGAGAACATTTACTAAAATCTTTATAGAATTTTGGAACATGCAGGATAAACTATCCGCCAAAGGAAAATTAAACGAATACGTTTGGAATAGAGACAACAAATGAAAACAACAATTAAACAAGCAGAAGAAATCATTTATGGTGATAGAGAGCAAACTTATGGTCACCCATCATTAAATCTAGCTAAAATTGCTAAGATTTGGGAAACTATTATTGGGGTGCCAATTACTATAGATCAAGTATGTTGGGCTATGGTAGGAGTAAAAATGGCTAGAGCATCTAATCCTAATGTAGATAGACATATTGATAATGAAATAGATGCTATTGGTTATCTTGCATTAATTGATAGATGTCATGAACAATTATCACAACCAGAATTTGATTTTGTTGAAGAACAAAACAGAATTGATATTCAAGTTAAAGAAAGACTGAACAATCAAATTAAAGAAGTTGTCAGTGGAATATTATATTTTGACGATGGTACACAATATAACGTTTTAAATAAAAGAACTGAACAATTCGACACATATATTGGTCACGGATATGTTTTAAAAGAAATTTACGATAAAATGGATAAAATTCAATTTGTTTTTAAAGAATATAGTCCAGTTGAAGAAAATGCAAATTAATATTGATCCAGCACAATTTTCGTCTTTAATTATAAGTCAAGGACCATGTAAAGCATTAGTTACTTGGTTAACAAATATGTTTCCAGAAAGCTATATATGGATAGAAAAAGGAATCATTGAAGTAAATGGAGCTTATAATATTAAAATTCCACAGGAATATTTTGATAGAATTAATGATGGTAGTTTATTTGACTGTGGGGAAGAAATATACTTAGAAGTAGAAAATGCTCACATTGTGTTTAAACCATACCTTAAGACTGAATGTATTGTCAATGGGAACCTAGTTAAGATTTGTTTCCCAAAGAATGGGAAATACGCTAAGTTTTATTGTAAACCTAATTATGGAATTGAGCCACCAACTGAAGGAATTAAATTTAGCATAGACATCAAAGACTATACCACCCCAACTATAGATAAATTTAATGATGTTGGATTGGCTGAATCAATTATTCCTTTTATTGAGAAATCTATTGCTTTTTACAAAACTATTAGAGAGGATAGAGTAATAAATAAAAATGTAAATACTATTGATAATTGACAGAAAGATTATAGTGGGGTATAATGAATAAGTGGGCAACAGATTGTGTAGTGGCGCAGTTTTAGTACCCACAATTTAGGGTAAGGATATATGACAGAATTACAAACAGCAATTACAACTTTTCAATCTTCATGTGAAATTGATTTAAACGAATTAACAAGTCTAGGGATAAATGAACCTGTACCTGTTACGGTAGATAAACTTCGTTTTGAAGCATCTTTAAGGTTTGGATTAAACTGTAATCATGAGTATCAATTTGATGTTTTTGTAATGGATGCAAATAGGGATTGTCAAGTTATTCAATATGATCTAGTATTTACAGATAATCAAAAACTAGACTTGACACAATTAAGTTTGTGGAATGATTTGTTCTGGCCTAAGCAGAAATTTATTGATTGGGCTAATAAATTAATTAGTTTGATTGATTCCTCAAATTGGTCAGTAGAACAGACTTGGATTAAAAATGGGAAAAGGATTTGGGAAAAAATTACAGATAACGCTATGGAAGTAATTTTTGAAAAGGAGATTGAAAATAATCAAGAATAACGGTATTTTATCTGGAAAAGCTAAACGAAAACATCCGCAAGGTAAAAGACGATTATGATAGTAGAACAATCAAACGATGGAAGATTAAACATTTCTAGTATCGGCAATATGAATTTATTTGTCTCTATTAATGTTTTATTCCAGCATAAAACTGAATTCGTATGGATGATAGGTTTCAAACCTGTAAAAGACGAAGTTTGCGTAGTTAAACAAGATTTTAGTTATGATATTCAATCTTGTTTAGATTATTTAAATGAAATGTCTGAAAGGTTTGAAGATGGTTATTCATATGCTGATATGCAAAGATGTATTGTGAGTATCATTAAATGGAAAAATGAAACAAACGAATTTTTAAATCTGCAACATAATTTTCCACAGTAAAATGGGTCCCCTTTGCCAATATTTTGAGCTATATTACATTTTAAAACCTTATTAGTTATCTAATCAGATTAACTAATAAGTTTGGAATTGTAATAGATAATTACCCCACTATTATACTTAGGTATTAGTGGGGTATATTTGTGTATAAATATATGTAAATTTAGTGGGGAATAGTAATAGATAATTGTACAGAAACTTAGGTAGGATTTAATTTAGCGTCTATATATTTATCTAAATAATTTTTAAAATAATTATAAAATTATGATTTCAGGTTAAAATAATTGTTAAGAATCTGTTAGCGGCTAACGGTTACTTTATGTCAAATGTTAAAATGATGCTGTTGTAATATATCTTCAAATGACCTTTTTCGCAACTGCAGCGAATTTGATTTAGAATAGTACATAGGTACCTGTTTACCTGGTGCGCTTTTTACGTTTGGTCCGTCTCACAATTTCAGTAGACCGCCGAACCTTGAAACCGTCTATATGTATATATCTGTGGTGCTGAGAGGGAATTTTAGAAAAATGCTGAAAAATTCGTGTAGAGGGGTTGACACTGCCCGTTCATGTGGTAGAATAGGTGTATCGGTCAGAGTACCGATTAGAAAAATATGTCCAACGACCATGCTACCGATGTATCACTTGTCGAAGAGCAAGTAGCTAATCTTACGTTCCAATTGGAACTGTTTAAAATGAGTCTCCGTATCGCTCCGGGAGAGAAGCAGATAAACAAGTCTCTCAAGGAATTAGCGCTAAAAATTCCAAAGCGATACCATGAAGTTTTAAAGGTTCTTTTTGACGTTGCAAAACCGGATGGGACTAGTGAGAAAGTTTTAATCCAAGAGATTGTAGGACCGAAAGCAATCGCATACGGTTTTAAACAGTTTCAAAATAAAGCAGATGCAGTTCACTTCTTCACACAGTGGGCAGATAAGGCCTTAGAAGCCATTCAACTAATCCCTCGTGATCTTTTAGAAGTCACAAAGGGACGTAATGCAGAGTCTGAAAAGGTTACCTTTAATGGGGAAACTAAATTAATTGCGGAATTCGCAATTGACATGGTCGCAGGTTCTAAGCTTGCTGAATATCTTGCAGGGAATATTAAAGTAGACTTTGAAAATGCAGATCAGTTGGCCTCTCTGAATCGTATTCTTTCAGTGATTAAAACCGGTACTCACCAAATTATCCCAGATGATGTTCGTTCTAAATATTTTGGTAAGAAGAAACGAGTAAAGGATGCAGTTAACGAACCAGTTAATAATGAACCAGTAACTGATGATGATGATGATGAGGATGATGATTATGCATCATCGAATGACGATCTTCTAAGCTAAGATCACGGTAACGATAGGCTACTATTCCTAAAATGGGATAGTGGCCTATTCTGGTTTAAGAACAAAATGAAAAATAATCTATCTACTTCTATTCAACAATCAAACGGGTTTTACATCCCCGGTGAGTCAGCATCTATTCCTATGTCCTTTGACTCTGATGTATCGGCTACTTTCTATGAATTCGTAACTGGACGCACAATCCCAGATGATGAGTTCACTAATTGGGAATTAGTCCACAGTCTAAAATATGGTGATGATGTACTCATGGAACATCATAAAAAGTCTATCCAAAATGAACCGGTTTCTTTTATCCCAGATACCTTTATGAGTCGTTACAATTCCAAAAATGGACCATAGATAAACCTGCCCGCTAAATCAGCCTAAATCCTCGCATTTTACCGATGCGGGGATATTTTGTGTCTACTCATAATCGGAATACCCGTTTCTTGGCGTCTAGAATCGTCTCTGCGGCATTTTTATATGACGGACCATAGAATACACGCAAGTAGGCCAAAAACGCGTAGAATCGAATCGTAGGAATTTTTAGGTACCTGACGCATAAAAATATCCCGGAGCATAAGCTTCCGGGATATTTTTGGTATGCAGCGAAACGTCAGATTGAAATTAACGTATTCGTGAGGTATTCACGGTGCCTAGCGTAAACCGTCTTTAATTCCTTAGATACCGTTAAATCAAATCCGTAAAAGTCTAGAATAGTGGAAAGCGTAATAGCATTACCTTTTCTTACGTCAAGTGAAAACTTAGGATTAAACAGAGTATTAGCTAAGTTTACAATATCGTGAACGTCGTTTACTAATTCATAATCTCTGTCTAATTCCTCCGTTGAACGGTAAAACTCAAAAATAAGCATACCGATAGCTTTAGACTTTTCTGTAGTCATTATTTACACTTCCCCATATCAACCCAGAAACCCAATTCATTAGCCAGAGTAGGTGAAACTACGTAAACCGTATGCCCGCAGAGATTCATGCAATATTGAACCTCTGTAGCCGCATATTCTGTTGTGCAGTATGCCCAGGTTAAATCATAAATATCTTCATGTTTACTCATAACGCGCCATATTCCAAATTCCGCGGATTCTTTTAAATCGTTCATCTAAAATATCCTACTAGGTTATCGGATGAATCGTCGAAAACTTCTACAGTACCGTGGTGTGGATTTATTGAGAGGTAAACCGGTACCCTGCAGTTTTTGATCTGCAGATATTTACGTCCAGTGAAAGGATCGTAGATAACCGGATAACCTGATCCGCTAATTCCGAATTCCTCAGAAAACTGATTGTTAGTTTCAATTCTCCCAAGTGGCAAAAAGTTAGTAACCATGTGTGTTTCCTTACTTCTATTGAAGTACATAAGATTAGACGTAGTAGGATACAGAAAAGTTACCGATTTAATTGCTAATTGCAGCACAAAATTCATAAGTAGATAAATGTATACATACATGTAGACTAATGTATACCATTTTTATCTAATGGTACATAAGTAATCAATTCTTTATCTAATGTAGATATATGTATGTATACTCTTGCTTGCAAAAGAAATAAAATTGCATTGGGTCCCTTTTAACCCTCAGGTTATTTTGTAGAAAATCTTACTTAGCTATAAATTATAACCAACTTATCTATTCTTAAACAATTCAAACTTTTATCTCATGATTTCTTTATCAAAATAATTTATAACTAACTTACTAATTGTTTTTCCTATTAATCTTTTTCTCTCTACCATTACTTCGGCCCATTGCTGGGATATATAGTTACACTATATATACCCTTGCATTTATGGGTGCCGGCCAGGTGCGACGGATAAAGCTTTATCCGTTCATTTTAGGTTCAAAATACCCCCACTAGACCGGTAACGGATAAAGACGGATAAAGGGTATTTAGGCCTGATTAGCTTTACCCGTTCCGAATCGTGCCTTTATCCGTTCCAAAATACCCCCATTTTGAACCTAAAACCGGCCAAAATTGAACGGATAAAACGACCGGTAAACCCTTTACCCGTTAACGGATAAAGCGACGGATAAAGACGGATAAAGGGTATCCGAACCGGCTTTACCCGTGGTATAATGGCGATAGATAGGGGCGATCGGGCGTATGTCGAATATACTATTAGAAAAATCAATTCTTGATTACCTAGAAAATAATCAAGTTGCTATCAAAAGCTACATTAAATATGAGCTAACTAGGTGTGCAAAAACGATGTCTGATAATGAAGATTTTGAAGATTTGTATACAGTAGTTTATATAAAGCTTTGGAATACATTTAAAATAGAATCTATGATTGGCATAAGCATGATCTCATATTGTCAAATGACAATTAAAAATGCTGTGCAAGATTTAATTAGAAAAAGAACAGCAAATAAAAGAGATGCAAGGAAAACTATACCTTGGGATCCAGAATTAGACTTTGCAATACCTGAAGAACCAGAGGATGATGTAAAAATTCTATTTAAAAACAACTTTGGAATGACTGTAGAAGAGTTGTTAATCAAAATAGAAAGGATAGATTCCCCACTGACATATGTAGAATACACTGCAATTAAAAAGTTTATTGAAAACGATGGATCTTTGTATAAAAATGGCGGTGAAAATAAAAAATATAATCGTCCATTCAATAGAGCAATAGCAAAGCTAAAGGAAATGTATAATGTCAGTTAAAAGTAGGGTTCCTGAAGAATGGACTACAAGTCTAGATAATAAAAAGATTTGTGGTGCCCTTAAAAAAGATGGATCAAAAGCTGAATGGGATGAAATGAAATATGATCCTTATTATAATAAACATGGAATTACCCCACTAGAATTAAAATTAAACCATCCGGACAAATTTCAAAGAATGATTTGTCATGCTCCACCTACTTCTGATCCTAATTATTCTTTAAGTGGAAGATGCAGAAATCATGGCGCTCATGGTGGTCGTCCAATTAAAGATGGGATTGGTAAATATTCTAAACTTAGACAATATACAAGTCCTGGTCGATTAGAAGAAATATTTGACGAAAACAAAGAACATAATGATCTAAAAGCTGAATTAGACATTATGACTACCATAATTGATGAAAAACTGCCTGCAGCTTTGTCAGATACAGCTTCTGCTGCCAATGAAGTTTTACGCGGACATATCCATCAATTAAAATTAGCTTTTTCTTCACTTGACCCAGAAAAAATCAATTCCATTCTAGATAAAATGGAAAAAATGATTGATGATAATTTGCAAAGTAAAACTGCTCAAAAAGAAACAGTATCTTTGCTTAAAGAATACTCTGACATGGTAAGAATTAACCATGAAATTAAACAGAAAGCTGAAGCTCATTTTCCAAAATCAGCGTTGGTAGTTAATACAGTATTAATTGTAAACTTAGTAAAGGAATTTTTAACAGATGCGCAAAAGCAACTCCTCAACCGAAGATTGGAAAATGCAATTGAGAATGGGCGTCTCGGAGGCTTTATTCCCGAAGAATATAGAAATGATCCAATTGTCAGACCTTTCAATTCGGGACAAGAACAGGAAAATAATTCCGTTGTGTTTGAATCAAGCACAGCAATTATACCTAGAGAAGAATCCTAAGCTACAGACATTTAGAGGTAACCGTGAAATAATTCTTAAAGCCCGTCAAATGGGCTTTACAACTTTAATTGCGGCTAAAATGTTTTTAGATACAGTAAATATACCAAATACTGAATCTATAATGGTAGCTCAAGATGAAACTAACGCTAAAAAACTATTTAATCTTATTAAAAGGTTTAATGAAAATCTTCCACCTGAGTTAAAACGTAAAGTTGGCACTGATTCTGTAACTAAACTTGAATTTAGTGAGATTAATTCTGTTTTTACTGTTGGTTGGGCAGGTTCTGCTAAACTAGGTCGTGGCGGCACACTAAATAATGTTCATTTTTCTGAAGCTGCTTTTTATACTGATGCTGGTCCACTAATCAGTGGTTTGCTAGAATCTGTCCCACTTGATGGAAATGTATTTATGGAAAGCACCGCAAACGGTGTTGGAAATTATTTTTGTCAAGAATATAGAGATGCAGAAGAAGGAAATAGTATTTATAAAGCTAGATTTTTCCCTTGGTATATAGATCCAGCTTATAATATTCCATTAGATGATGAAGAAGAATTTTCCCCCACTGATGAAGAGTTTAAATTAATTGATCTGTATGATTTAACTTTTGGTCAACTTAAATGGCGACGATATAAAGTTTTAGCTTTAAGAAATACAAGACGAGAAGGAACCAGCGAAGAAGGAGAATTCCCACAAGAGTATCCAATTAATGCTCAAGAGGCTTTTCTTACAACTGGTGTTGGATTTTTTAATAATTCGTTTATTGATACTGAGCTTGCTCCTATTGCTGCATCAAGTGAAAAATTAAAAATAGAGGTGCCTAGAAAATATAATTCTATTTGGCAAGAAAGTAAAAGATCTAACGTGTCTTTAACTATTTATGAACTCCCACAACAAGGTCATAGATATGTTATAACTGCTGACCCATCCGAAGGTTTAAATCAAGATGGACAATCAGACAGTTGTTCAACAGATATTCTTGACTCTGAAACAATGAATCAAGTAGCTACATTGTATGGAAAATGGGAACCACAAGTATATGCTGAATTATTAAATGATTTAGGATTGTGGTATAACACTGGTTTGATAGCTGTAGAAAGGAATAATCATGGTCACTCAGTTTTAAATACGTTAATTAATGTATTAGAATACCCTCATGTATACTATGGAACTGAATATGATGTCAAAAACAAAAAACAGACTAAAAAACCTGGACATCATACAAATGTAAAATCTAAAATAATGGCACTAGATTCTTTAAATGAATTAGCTATGGATGGATCTTTGATAATTAGATCTAACAGAACTCTAACTCAAATGAAAAATTATTCTAGATTGCCTGGTAATAAATTTGGTGCATCTATAGGACATGATGATGCAGTCATGTCTTTAGCAATTGGATGTTCTGTTTTAAAAGATGCTAGAGCATTAAAAGCTTTTAAAGAAAATAGAAAAAATACAGCAAGGCCTGTAATGTTCAAATATAAGGGTTCGGTAGCTTTTCAATGAGCGATTATATAAATACAAACTTAGTTCCTAAAGGCTCTACAGAATATGTAAAAAGAGCTTTAATTAGTCAGGCATATTATGATTTGAGTCCTTATCCTCAAGTATCTTTTAGAAACTGGAGTACAGAAAGACTTGGACCATACCCCACTTGTTTATCTTTGCCAAGGCAAATTATTAAACGACCAGCTAGATGGTTGTTTGGTAAACCACCAGAAATGGAATTTTCTCAAAGTGAAGATATTGACAAATCTGTAAAAAAGATTTGGAAATATAATAACATGGAAAAGAAATTGTTAAGTCTAGCAATTAATGGTGGAATTGAAGGCGGAGTTGTATTAAAATTTTGCTATGATGAGTCTTGGGAAAGACCGGTACGAATTAATATTCTTTCACCAGCAACAGAAGTTAGATTTTTTACTGATCCTCATGATGTAGATACTGTTGAAATGGTTCGAATTCAGTATAAATATACTGGACAAGACGGTATTGATTATGTTCATAGAGAGGAATGGACAAAAGATGAGGAAATAAGATATAACCCACTAAAAGCGGATGCTTATAACACTCGCGGAATGAGTGTTATTCAACAAGGTCAATTGTATATTAACAATAATGACAAAACTTGGGTAATCTCTCAAAGACTGGAAAACAAATTTAAAATAATTCCTATTGTTCTTATTAAAAATATAGATACTTTAAGTACGTTTGGGGAAGGAGATATTTTTGAATTGTGGCCTTCAATTGATAGAATTAATCTTTCTTATCATTTGATGGACAAATCCAATCAACAAGAGATAGATCCTACAATTATATTAATTGATTTGGAACCAAAAGATGACGACTCTATGGATCATCCTGGTCCTGGAGCTAAACTTGATTTGAAGTCGTTAGATAATGGGGATGGTTCTACCAAGCAAGGCCGAGCTGAAATATTAGAAAGTAATAACAAAATTCGTGAGTATATTATGAAATATGCTGATGATATGAAAGCTATGCTTTTTGATACTACTGGTTCAGTGTTTCCACGTCAAGCTGACGTAACAAACAAAGGAAGTCTAACTCAATCTGTTTTAATACAGATGTATCAACCATTGTTAGAAGTTTTGGAAGAAAAACGTAAAAATTATGGTGAATTTGGAATTTCATTGTTTATAAAGACAATGATTATCGGGTTAGCAAATTTTGGTCACAAAGAATTTGTAAGTATAAAAGGAGCAAATATATGGGATATTGATTATAATTTAACTTGGTACACACAGTTTCGTTCATCTGCTGACGAAATGTTTAGTGATTTCGATAGAACTGATCGAGAAGTTAAAGGTGGTTATATTTCTGCAGAAGTTGGTGTAAAACGAATTTCTCAAATGGAAGAAATACCTTTAAGTGAAAAAGATATTCTTGAACGAGTAAAAGAAGTAGAAAAATCAAAAGAGGAAACAAAAGAAAATGGACTTACAAAATCTACTGAGCCCGGTGGAAACCAACACGGACAATTCGGAGATAAAGCCGGAGGAAACAAAAACTCCAAATCTTCAAAACAACAACAAACAGGAAACGGAAAAGTTAAAGATGCCAACTGAAGAAACAACAGCAAATAGCAAATTAATCTCACTTTCAGAACTTGATATTCAAAAGTGGGTAAATTCTCAGCTTAAAGATGGAAATGTAGCTGAAATCAATCGTGATGAAGATGATAATATTGTCTGGGATGGTTCAATGACAGCTTTGTCAGTTCTCGGATACCCTTATATTCTTGTGGATAAAGTTTTAACTGACCCATCTAAGAATGTACGAGAAGTATTTCCAAAATATCAAGAAGTTGGATTGCCTCTTATTAATCTTGGATTTTCTCCAGAACATCAAGGATTTTTTGTTGTGCGGAGTGATGTATATGAAATTTAATCATAATTATAAGGTTTTAATCTGCGGAGAAGGAGAGGAAAATTCTACTATTGCACAAATGCGAGCACAAATTGATGCAGCAAATGCTGCAGCTAAAGCAAAAGAAGCAGAACTTGAAACAGCTCGTCAACAATTAAAATCAATACAAGCTGCAGAATTGACTGAAGCACAAAAACTTCGAGCTGCCTTAGAAGAAAAAGAAAAAGAAGTTGCTAAACTTACCCCACTTCAAGAACAGTTGCAAGCTGCTCAAAAGGAAAATGAGACAAATAAAGGTATTTT